AACGGCTTCTCAGTAGGCCCAATTACGACAGCAAGCGGCGTGACTATTACGGTGGCTGCTGGCCAGCGTTGGATTGTTTTATAAAGGGTAAGAAATGGCGATCATTCTTGACGGCACAACGGGAATCACAACACCTGGCCTGATTAACACAGGCTCTGAAACAGTTGTTAACTTAACAACTACAGGCAATACAATTATTGGTGACAGCAACACCGACACCCTTGTAATCAACTCAATTACAACCATTCAAGGCATCACAGTAGGTAGAGGTGCTGGTGCTGTTGCTACTAACACCGCTGTAGGTGCTGATGCTTTGGTAGCTAATACTACTGGTAGCAGAAATAGTGCTTTTGGTATAAACGCTTTAAAGACAAATACTTCTGGTTTATCAAACACCAGCCTTGGTATTAATGCACTTTTTTCTAATACTTCTGGTGGTTCTAATACCGCAGTAGGTGATTCAGCTTTAAACGCAAACACCACAGCGTCTAATAACACAGCAGTAGGTTTTGATGCTGGTCGTAGTAATACTACAGGCTCACCTATCACTGCCGTCGGTTATCAAGCTCTGTACTACAACACAACTGGCGTTAATAACGTTGGTGTTGGCTACCGAGCAAACTTTGGAAACCAAACAGGAAACTTCAACACAGCAGTTGGCGACAATGCTTTGAGCAACAACACAGCAAGTGCTAATTCTGCTTTTGGCACTTCTGTAATGGTCGTAAACACGAGCGGTACTGAAAACTGTGGCTTTGGTCATAACTCTCTTAATAGCAATACGACAGGAAGTTATAACAGCGGTTATGGACAGGCAACTTTGTTGCTAAATACAACTGGCTCTAATAACACAGCAATTGGGTATCGTTCATTATTTTCAAACACCACAGCATCTAATAACACAGCTGTAGGTTATCAAGCTGGATATTCAAATACTACAGGTAGTGTTGCTGCATTTGGTGGTCAAACAGCATATAGCAATACTACAGGAGCTAACAATTCAGCTTTTGGCGGTGGTGGTGCTTTATTTGCAAACACAACTGGAAGTGAAAATTCCGCTTTTGGCTTTGGTGCTTTAAACGCAAACACCACAGGGTCTAACAATACAGGTATTGGTAGACTTGCCTTATTTAACAATACCACAGCAGGTAGTAATACAGCAGTGGGTTATCAAGCTGGTTATACACAAACAACAGCACCCGAAATGGTTTCTATTGGCTATCAGGCTGGTTATTCACACACTACAAACGGCTATTGCACTTTTGTTGGTAGTTTGGCTGGTAACGCAACAACTGGTATTTCTAATACTTTTGTTGGTCGTGGCTCAGGTAATTTGGTAACAAGCGGTGCTAAAAATACCATTCTTGGTATGTATAACGGTAATACAGGCGGTCTAGACATCCGCACAGCAAGTAACTATATTGTCTTGAGTGATGGTGATGGTAATCCTAGAGCTTACACCGATGGACCTAGTGACTGGTATATCAATGGAAATACTGGAGCCTCTTATTGCACAATTAACTTTTCAATAGGTAGTTCAATTAAAAGTCAAGCATATTATGATGTTGGGGTTGCTCGTTTTATTATTAAAAATTCTTCCAATGGCGTTTATTTGGCTGCTGGTGGCACATCTTGGACTTCAAACTCTGATGAAAGACTTAAAAACATTACTGGTGAAATACAGAATGGTTTGACAAAAGTTTGTTCATTAAGAGCAGCAGAATACACTTGGAAATCTGATGAATCAGAAAAACCACAAGTAGGTTTAATTGCTCAAGATGTTTTAGCTGTATTGCCACAAGCAGTTAATATTCCGCCAGAAGGTGCAACAGAAAAAGATGGCTCGCCAGCAATGATGGGTGTTGCTTATACTGATGTAATTCCGCTTCTTGTAGCCGCCATCAAAGAACTTAAAGCTGAAATCGATTTATTAAAAGGAGTATAAAAATGGAACTAACAGCAGAACAAATCGCTAAACACTCAGCTTGTATGGATAGCGTAAACCTAATCAACGGTGAAAAGCCTGAAGGCATGGAAGATGCTGAATGGGCTGACACAGTGGCTCGTAATAAAGAACACCTTAAAATCATGCTTGCAAAAGATTTTTGGACAACAGAAGATTTAACACCACTACAACAAGCGAGTGAATAATGGCAACAACATACACATGGACAGTAACAGCAATGGACGAGTATCCAGAGCAAGATGGCGAGCAGGACGTGGTTTTTAACGTGCATTGGACTTGTTCTGGTGTTGACGGCGAATATAGCGCGTCTGTATATAGCACCCAATCAGTGTCAACTGACCCAGCAGAACCATTCACACCATACGCCGATTTAACAGAAGCCCAAGTTTTAAACTGGATTTGGGCAGCGGGCGTTGATAAAGATGCAACAGAAGCAGCGGTTGGTCAGCAAATTGAGAACCAAATTAACCCGCCAGTAGTAAGTCTTCCATTGCCTTGGGCAACGCCAGCGGTATAAAATTAGGGCAAGCCACCAGCCCTTTTTGGTGGCACATTTAGGAGAACGACATGGCCGAGAAAAAAACAACGCCAGTAGTAATCGATGGAACTGAGTACCAATTTGAAGACATGACGCAAGAGCAGCAAGCGCTTGTCAACCACGTAGCGGACCTTGACCGCAAGCTCGCGTCAACCAGATTCAACCTAGATCAGCTGCAAGTTGGTCGCAACGCGTTCATGAGCATGTTGACAGAGTCACTAAAAGCAGCAGAAACAACAGAACCTAAAGCGGAGTAATAAATATGAGCGTCATATCCAGTGGAACCACGCTAACCACGGCGTTAGTCCAAACAGGCGACACCAATGGTAACTTAGTCTTTAAGACAGGTGCTAGTGGTACTACTGCTTTGACGCTCGGCTCCGATCAATCAGCCACATTTGCTGGCGCTGTAAGTTTTGGTTCAAGTGCGTTTGGTTTGGGTTCAGCAGGCGCACCATCAATCACATTCACAGGCGATACCAACACAGGTATCTTCTCACCAGGTGCCGACACAATAGCCTTCACTGAGGGTGGTGTGGAAAGCATGCGCTTAAATTCAAGCGGAAATTTAGGCATTGGAACGGCGAGTCCTGCGTTAGGGTTAGTCGTAGAAAAAGACAACGGTTCTGGGTATGTAGCTGGATTTAGAAATGCTTCAGGCTCCCCAATCTTAACAATCCAAAACACTGGCGGCGTTTCTCAAATACAAGGATTAAATTCTGCTTTGTCTGCCACTGCTAATATTGCTATGCAGTTATCGGGTGGTAACGTCGGTATTGGTACTAGTAGTCCTGCAGCAAGATTGGACATTGGTGATGGTACAGGCAGTGTTTCGACAAGAATAAATGGCGGAACAGGCACAACCCAAGGTTCATTTTTTGCTATTGCCCAAGGCGGTACAAGTAATGGTGCTTTTGGAAACTGGAGTTCAATTATTGGTGGTTCTTTTGATTCCGCTACTCTTTTATGGTCAGCAAATGAATTACGATTTGTTACTGGTGGTGGCGCTAACGAGCGTATGCGTATAACCAGCACAGGTAACGTGGGTATTGGTACTAGTAGCCCTAGTGCAAAACTTACTGTCGTAGATGGAGGAAGCACCTTTGTGTCTATCGATGCAAACGGCTATGCAAGAATTACTCAATCTAGTGGCTCTGCTCAGTTAGGTTTATTTAGAAGTGGTACAAGCGTTGGCGGTGGGTATATTGGCGGGGATGGTACCAACTGTTTCGATGTTCGAGATTCAGCATTTACATCACGTTTCCAAGTTGCTCAAAACGGTCAACTGCTAGGCGTTATTGCTGGTACGTCCACAATGCGGAGTCTTTACCCATGTCAGGCTTGGGTAAACTTCAACGGTACTGGAACGCCAGCAATTCGTGGAAGCGGCAATATAAGCTCTATTACTAAATCAGCTACAGGGTATTTTAGATGTAACTTTGGGACTGCAATGCCAGACCTTAATTTTACTGTTCTTGTAAGTGCAAACGCTAGCACCAACTCAGGCGGCTACCATATTGGTTCAGGTGGTGGCAATGATTCTACTTCTTATGCAAATGCGTGGGGTGGGTGGACAAATGGCCCTACTGATCTTGCGTGGATGGGCGTGGCGGTATTTAGATAAAAGGAATAAAGATGGCTCAATCAATTATTTACCCACAAGAAGACGGCTCAATTGCTTTAGTTATTCCTGCTCCTGAGTGCGGTCTTTCTATTGAAGAAATTGCACGCAAAGATGTACCAGCGGGTGTACCGTATTTACTTATGAACAACGAAGATTTACCGCAAGACCACGAGTTTTTCAGCGCATGGGAAGCTGACTTTTCTAACCCAGATGGTGTTGGTATCGGGCCAGACGCGTGGTTTGCAGAACAAGCGGCTAAGGAGCAAGAATGATCACAATTAACCTAAACAAAGCCAAAGAAATTACCAAAGAGCGTTTACGTGCTGAACGCACACCACTATTACAAGCCCAAGACGTAGCGTTCCAACGTGCTTTAGAAACGGGTGCTGACACAGCGCCTATCGTGGCAGAAAAACAACGCTTACGTGACATTACACAACTGGCCGACCAAGCACAAACTTTGGACGAGCTAAAGACATTGAAAGTGAGTGAATAATGCCTGTAATCCTTAATGCTGACTCTGGTGCCATATCTGGTATTTCAGGTTTAACAACTAGTGCCGATAACAGCGGCGTACTGACTTTACAGACCAATGGGACAACAGCGCTTTCAATCAGTGCGGCCCAAGTTGTTTCAATAAACAACGGTATAACAATCCAAGGTATCACAATTGGCCGTGGCGCAGGTAACGTAGCTACTAATACTGCGGTGGGTGCTAGTGCTTTAGCAGCTACAAATAGTGGTAGCGGATATAACACAGCTTTTGGTTATCAAACATTAAGTGGCAATACGACAGGATATTACAACGCTGCTTTAGGTGGAAATTCTTTAGTAGTAAACACTACTGGATACCAAAATACTGCTGTTGGTATAAGTTCATTAACAGCAAACACCACTTCAAATAGCAATTCAGGTTTAGGTTTTGAAAGTTTAACTAGCAATACCACAGGTAACGCAAATACCGCTGTGGGTGTTCAAGCATTAAGGCTAAATACAACAGGAGCTTTAAATGTGGCGGTTGGCGCTCAAGCCTTACAAGCCAACACTACCGCATCTAATAACACAGCAGTAGGTTATCAGGCTGGGTTTAGTAATACTACTGGTGCTTTCAACGACTTTTTTGGCATTGCATCAGGATATTCTAATACCACAGGAACTAACATTTCTGCATTTGGCAGTTATGTCTTAAACAAAAATACTACTGGTGTGGCTAATATCGCAATGGGCGGTTCAGGCACTATTCCAGCTTTATATAACAACACTACTGGTTCTTATAATGTTGGCTTGGGAACTGGTGCTTTATTTAGCAACACCACAGCATCTAATAATACAGCTGTTGGTTATCAGGCTGGATATAGTAATACTACAGGCACACAAAATACAGCTTTAGGTGCTTATTCTTTAGCTGCAACCACAACAACAAACAACAACACTGCAATTGGTTTCGCATCTTTAAATGGAAATACTACTGGTGCAGACAACACTGGAAACGGCTCATTAGCTTTATATAGCAACACAACTGGCTCAAACAACACTGCAATTGGTGCTGGTGCGTTGCAATCAAACACCACAGCATCTAACAATACAGCAGTAGGTTATCGAGCTGGGTATAGCACTACAACAGGATTTAATAATCAGATTTTTGGTTATCAAGCTGGATACTCAAACACAACTGGTGCTGGAATTACAGCCATTGGTTATCAAGCTGGTTACAGCAATACAACTTCATATAACTGCACATATATTGGTAACTTTGCTGGTAAATCAACAACAGGAACTCAAAACACTTTTGTTGGTGTTTATAACGGCTCTAATGGTTGTGGTGAACTTGTAACAACTGGTGCTAAAAACACCATTCTAGGTGGCTATTCAGGCAACCAAGGTGGCTTAGACATCCGCACAGCAAGTAACTATATTGTCTTGAGTGATGGTGATGGGAATCCAAGATTTTGGCTTTCTAGCTCTGGGGTTATTTTCTGCCCAGTAGCCTATTCCAATACAACTGCTGCAGCAGCCAATTTGGTTGTAGAAGGCTCTGGTACTGGTGCGAGCTTTGCTCGTTCAACATCATCTCTTAAATATAAAAAGAATGTTCAAGATTCTGTTCATGGTTTAGATGATTTATTAAAACTAAGACCTGTAACATATCAAGGAAAATCGGAAAGAGATGGCGATAAAATATTTGGTGGTTTAATTGCAGAAGAAGTGCATGAAGCTGGTTTAACTGAGTTTGTTCAATATGCAGAAGATGGCAGTCCAGATGCTCTTGCTTATGGCAACATGGTTTCATTGTGCATTAAAGCAATTCAAGAACTAAAAGCAGAAGTAGATTCCCTTAAACAACAACTAGGAAAATAAAATGACAGATATTATTGAACAGGCTTCGCCTACAGCCGAAGAAATTGCTCGCCACTATGCAGCAGCACTTGATTCAGTAGCTTTAATCAATGGTGACAAACCTGAAGGCATGGATGACCAAGAGTGGGCTGATACAGTAGCTCGCAATAAAGAGCATCTTAAAATCATGCTTGCTAAAGACTTTTGGACTACTGAAGATTTAACCCCTTTACAAGCCGCTGCTGAGTAATTAAATGCTAGGTTTCTCTCCGTTTGCAGCAGCGCCCTTTGCTGACACGGGGGGTATAGATGCGGTTGTCAACGTCACTGGCGTACAGGCTACTGGCTTTGTTGGTACTGTTCAGGTCACAGCAGATTCAATAGTTAACGTCACAGGCGTTGTTGGTACTACATTCCTAGGTCAAGCCGTAGCTTCCGCCGATAGTGGGGCTGCCGTAGATGGCGAACAGGCTATTGGATATGTTGGCACAGTCCAGACTCAAGCAAACGCTGACGTAAACGTTACTGGCGTAGTAGGTACTACCCAGCTTGGCACTGCTCAAGTAACCGCAGATGCAAATACAAACGTCACTGGAGTCCTTGGCACAACCCAGCTAGGCACAGTAGAAACTCAAGCAAACGCTGATGTTGTGGTGGTTGGTTTTGAATTACAGGCCTTCTTGGGTACAGCTCAAGCCACAGGTACAGCAGATGTTAACGTCACAGGCGTAGTAGGAACCACTGCTTTAGGAACCGTCACAACCACATCAGACGCAAACATCAACGTAACAGGCGTTCAGGGTACAACTCAGCTAGGAACAGCCACAACCACAGCGGATGCGGTAATCAACGTAACAGGCGTGGTAGGAACCATGCAGTTGGGCACTGCTACGGTCTCTGCAAAAGCGGTTGTTAACGTCACTGGCGTGCTTGGCACAGTAGTTTTAGGTTCAGTCCAGGCTCAGGCTAATGCAGATGTGTTTGTTTTAGGCGTACGTGCCACTGGCATCGTTGGAAGCCCCTTAATTTGGTCAGACATTAACACGGACGACAACGCCAACTGGACGCAGATTAACGACACCCAAAACCCAGGGTGGGCAGACATTAGAACCCCATACGCACCGATTGATTTTGAAGACGGACCGATGTTTGGTGGGTCAGCTTTCTCTACGTCCCCTCTATCCACAGTGCAACGAATAAGATACACTCCAGCTAATGATGTTTGGCGCGATATAGCGGCCTAAACGCTGAAAACAGTAAATAAAGGATAAGTCATGCCAAGTACCTACTCACCAACCCTACGCCTAGAAATGATTGGTTCTGGCGAACAAGACGGAACCTGGGGTTTAACGACCAACACCAACTTGGGTACGCTGATTGAACAGGCGATTACAGGCCTTGTGAACATCACAATGGTAGACGCTAACTACACGCTTACTGCATTTAACGGATTACCTGATGAGTCACGTAACGCGGTCCTTGTTCTTGGTGGGTCAAATACAGCAACACGTCAGCTAATCGCTCCAGCTGTTGAGAAAACATACATCATCCGTAACAACACAGGCGCGGGCGTAACAGTTAAAACATCTGCTGGCTCAGGTGTCACAATCCCTACAGGGTCTACACAAACCGTGTTCTGTGATGGCACGGACTTTTTCTTGGCTTCAGGCGTTGTGGCAGGCACAGGCATCACAGTATCAGGCGCCACAGTATCTCTGGCAAACACATCAGTAGCAGCGGGTACATACTCAGCAGCCACAATCACTGTGGATGCACAAGGTCGTCTAACAGCAGCATCAGCCACAACACTTGGCACGATGGCAACTCAGAACGCGGCAAGCGTGGCCATAACAGGTGGAACAATCAACGGTGCAGTTATCGGCGGTTCAACCCCAGCAGCTATAACAGGAACAACCGTCACGGCTACAACAGTGGCTCTAGGTGGTGGATGGACAGTGGTTGAGTCTGGTGGTGTGTTGCTGTTCAGGTCTAGTGGCACAAACAGAATGCGCTTGGACACATCAGGTAACTTAACTGTAACTGGCAACGTGACTGCATACGGTAGCATCTAATGACTACGCCTAGCGGAACAATAACCATGGCCAACGTGGCTACTGAGCTGAGCGTCAGCCAGACGGGTATTAACCTCAATCAACAAAATGTACGCCGTCTAGCAGGTCAGGTTAGCGGCACAATCACTATGCAGAACCTACAGAATAAAACGTGGGTTCAGAACTTAACCGGTCGTCAATCGGCTGGTCGTTGTTACTCTGCTCAGTCTGGGTTCTCTATTGACCGTTACGGTGAAGCTGGCGATATTTTCTTGACCATGGGTGTATGGCCTACAGACCCACCGAACTGCCAGACAGTACCTTGGCAATACTTGCAATATGGCGGTGCAACAAACGGCTCTAACTACCCACGCTGGACTAACGTGTGGCAGGTTAATTTAAGCTCTTTGGGCGTAGGTGGCAGCACACAAACACGCGCCCCAAACTGGCCGTATACACTCGTGGGATATACATACATTATTACGCGTAACTCAGTGAACAGCGTTCAAATCACAATCTACCCTAACGCATGGGGTACAGGTGATACAGGTACAAGTATTTCTGTTAGCGAGTGGTGGAACGGTTTTATTAGTGATTTCGGCGGTGAAACGCTTACTTTAACGTGGACAAGTTTAGGATATTAAATGGCCAGTCAAGATTGCCAATGCGAGAACGAAGCTGAAGTTTTGTACAACATGTACAAGATACAAGGCAACTTAAAAGACATAGACATCAACACGCCTGTGTGTTGCCGTAGCGAGCAGGCTCGCATGGTGATCTCAGGCAAAACATTAACGCTTTATTACACCGACGGTTCGGTGGCTACATACACAGAGGAGTAAGCATGATAGTAGAGAGCCAAGCAAAGATTCAAGGCGCGGTCACTGAGGTTGCTACCAAGGTTGAGATTTACTGCCCAAACTGTGGTCGTGATGTGGACGAGACTGAGTTAACTGCCAAGGTTTGTAACGACTGTGGTCAAGACCTATCTACTCCTGAGCAACACGTTGCCGTAGCGGTGACTTCAGTTCCAACGTTTGCGATTACGTTCTAATGATTCGTATTGCTCAACTAGTCTGTTGGCTCTTAGGGGGCATCATCATAGGCGGCATGCTTGCTGTTGCGATGGCGCAAGACACTACGATTAACTACAAGGGTCAGCCACCCGCCGGTGCTATGGCGCCGAGCATCTCATCATTCAGTCAAGATAACTGTTTGGTTGCTGTCTCTGGGGCTATTAGCTCTACAGTGATTGGCTTTTCTGGCGGTAGCTACATGATGGACGAGGACTGTTCAAGACGTAAGTGGGCTACGTTTTTATCTAATAACGGCTTGAAGGTTGCGGCTGTAGCAATTGCTTGTTCAGCAAGGCAAGAAAACTGGGATGCCATGATGATGTCTGGTACCCCATGCCCGATCGACGGTCTCGTTGGCGATGCAGCTCGTGACGAGTGGATTAAACGACACCCTGAAAAGTTCATCAAACTATATGGCAAAGTACCTCCGCTATCTAATCCCGAGCCTGCTCTTGTTGAGCTGTCTTTTACCGATAAGGAATAGTAATGCGCAATCTAATTATTGCTATTGCACGTCTGCTTGGAATTACACAACCAACTCCTGCACAGCCAACGCCGACTGCTGGGCCTGCGCCCAAGGTGCGTACTCCACGAGCTGGCAACAAGCCTTCTGCCCAAACTACCAAGCCCCGCAAGTCGTCACCTGCACCTACTCCGCGCAAACCGAAACAAGAAGCTGCCCCGTCAACTACAGCGGCACGCAAACCTGGAAAAAAGAAACCAACTGCCCGTCAGGTAGCTATGGTCAGCCAGTCCAAACCGACTGGTTCAAAATCCAAGACAGCTGCGTCCAAAACCCGCCAACATGCCAAATAAGCAGCCAACAACAAACTCTTCAATGCCAGACCGGTTATACGGGGAGCATTACCCAGACGCGTTCCTCGACGTGCCCAGACCCATACGGACAGCCAGTGTGGCAACCTTGGGTGACTACATCAGACACTTGCAAGAAGTCGATAAACAATCCGACAAACCCTGTTTCGCCTGTGAACCCGGCAAGTCCAGTGAGTCCAAGTTCGACCATATCTGCCCCAACAATCCAATCCTCACCTGTAACTGCGCCGACCCCAACACCTGCGCCGAACTCGGTAACGACCCCGACGGAAACAACACCGACGGAAACAAGCGCTGCCCCGACAGCGGGCGCATCTGCAACAACAGAGTCTGCCCCAACGAGTGCCTCGGCGACCACGACGGGTTCAGCGACAACCTCGACTACGCAGGCAACCCCTACCCCAGCACCAGCACCAAAGGGAAAGACACAGTCGGTGGTTGGCCTTGTGTTGTCGTTGGAGCTCTTCCAAAAGCCTGGGATTCAGCAAGCGAATGTGTTTCCGGACGTGAGCATAGTGAAGGGGATACCGAACGAGCTACTGACGCAGGACTTAATAATGATGGACCTGCTACAACAACCGGGCTTTAATCAGCCAGCATATAACCAAGATTTAGGATTTGAGCAATGAGCGATTTAGAAAAACTAGACCAAGTACAAGGCTTTGTAGATAAGTGGATTACTTGGGCCAAACAGAACACCATGGTGGCTGGCTTCATCATTGCTGGTGTACCTGCTATCTTAGGTGCTGGCTACACAGGTATTACCAAGTTCAACGAAGTTAAAGAGATGTATGAGGGCTACAGCGACACAGCTTCCTCAGCATCAAGCGCGGAGCGCAAGGTCAAGATACTAGAAGAGAAGGTAGCGGATCAGCGTGAAGTAATTGCTAAGATGCAGGAGCGTCTAGCCGAAGCATTGATGGCTGCTCGTGAAGCTAAGATTGTTGCAGAAAGCACACAGAAAGAATTACGTTCTGGCTTGGCTGCACAAAAAGTTGAGTTGGATGTGACAAGTTCCACACTTCGCTCAGAGATGAACACGCTTAAACGCGCAACAACAAACCGATTAGGAAACTAAAATGCTATCTTTAATCTCGACCCTAGGTGGTCTTTTAATCTCAGGCTTACCAAGCGTACTGGGCTTCTTCCAAGATAAGTCTGACAAGGCGCATGAACTAGAGCTTGCCAAGATGCAGACAGAGCGCGAGCTCCAGATGCTAGAACGCGGGTATGTTGCGCAAGCTAAGATGGAAGAGATTCGCACTGACCAAGTCATGATGCAGACCGATGCAGAAATGACCAAGGCGGCGTATGAGCATGACGCTAAAGTTTTGGCTAAGGCAGCTCCATGGGCTTCTACGTTCGTGGCTACTGTGCGTCCGATGGTGACTTACTTGTTTGTGGCTGAGTTGTTTGTTATCAACGTGGGTATCGGTATCTATGTATTCAACCACCCAGGTGTTATCAATAGCATTGATGACTTGCTAAGAATTTCTGATGAGATTTTCAGTGATGACGAAATGGCTATGCTTGGCGGCATTATTGGCTACTGGTTCGGTTCACGTGGATGGTCTAAAAAGTGAAAGTAAGCGATAAGCTTATTGAGATGATTAAGCACGATGAGGGTGTTATGACGCGCCCTTATCAATGCCCTGCGCTATTGTGGACGATAGGCGTGGGCCACGTCATTGACCCTACGCACGCACGAGTTAAGTTAGAAGATAGAAAAGCGCTACCAATTCCAGCCGGCTGGGACAGAACCTTAAGCATGGATGAAGTTAACGACATCCTCAAGAAAGACCTAAACAGGTTTGAAGCTGGTGTGATGCGCTTGTGTCCTAAGACAGAGAAGCAGGGTCAGTTTGATGCGTTGGTGTCATTCTCATTCAACGTCGGTCTCGGTAATCTTCAAAACAGCACACTGCGCATGAAACATAATCGCGGTGAATTTGCTGCCGCAGCAGAAGAGTTCTTGAAGTGGAACAAAGCTGGTGGTAAAGTGCTGAAAGGGTTAGATAAACGTCGCAGGGGCGAAAAAGCCCTTTACGAATCTTAAGGTAAATCATGGCGCTACAAAAGCTAGTTTTCCGTCCTGGTGTCAACAAAGAAAATACCAACTACTCTGGTGAAGGTGGTTGGTACGATTGTGACAAAGTTCGTTTTCGTTCTGGTTTCCCAGAGAAAATTGGCGGTTGGGTACGCTTATCAAACTCACAGTATCTTGGCGTAGCGCGTACCTTGTGGAACTGGTCTACTCTTGGTAGCGAAAACTTGCTTGGTGTTGGTACTAACTTAAAGTATTACATTGAGAAAGGCGGCGCATATTACGACGTTACCCCAATTATTGATGTTGAAACATACACAAACAAGTTGTCAACAGCGTTTAATACGCTAAACGGCAACATCACGGCTATTCAAAACACAATAACTCTTACCAACGCCACAAACTTCCCACCACAGGGGCTTCTTAAGATTGACAGCGAACAGTTGTTTTACGCTGCCAAATCCGGCAACGTGCTACTAGGCGTTCAGCGGGGTTACAACGGCACAACTGCAGCAACACATTCAACAGGTGCTAACGTAGCTTGCGCCACAATAACGCTAGAAGATACAGCCAACCTTGCAGACAATAACGACTTCATTATCATTGCTGGCTCCGCAGCTATTGGCGGAATCTCAGCAACTGCAATTAACCAAGAGCATCAAGTAGTTGAGTTTGCTAGCGGTTTCTGTTATTTCACAACAACTGAGTTTTCTACATCTCAAGTTTTAAACAGTGGCGGCACCATAACTGTTAGTTATTTAGAGCATTCAGGCTTGAACACTTACACAGTTGGCACAGGCTGGGGCGCAGGTCCTTGGTCACGCGGTACTTGGGGTTCAGGCTACACGACTGGTATTGGTCAGCAGCTCCGTTTATGGACTAACGACAACTTTGGCGAAGATTTAATTATTGCTCCTCGTGGCGGTGCTATGTATTACTGGGATGCAACCACAGGTGTTGCAGCTCGCTCTATCCCACTGTCCACAGCCGCTGACAACGCCGGCTTTGATGGAGATTTTGTACCTAACGCTACAAACCAAATTATTGCCTCTTCTGTACAACGTTTTGTTATTGCGTTTGGTGCCAACCCTTATGACCCAACAGACGCAAACACACCGTTTGACCCTTTGTTAGTACGTTGGTCAGACCAAGAAAATGCCTACGATTGGGTGCCTAGTGCGCTAAACCAGTCTGGTGAACAGCGTTTAACCAACGGCTCTTACATCATGTGCGCTAAAAACACACGCCAAGAGATTCTAGTTTGGACAGACGCAGCGATTTTCTCTATGCAGTACCTAGGGCCGCCGTATGTTTGGGGCTTTACTTTGCTGCAAGACAACATCTCCATCATGTCACCAAACGCTGCCATCACGGTTAACAACGTGACTTACTGGATGGGTAAAGACAAGTTCTTCATGTACTCAGGTCGTGTGGAAACGTTACCATGTTCATTGCGCCAGTTCGTGTTCCAGAACTTAAACGCTGACCAAGCGTGGCAGTGTTTTGCTGGCTCTAATGAAGCGTACTCAGAAATCTGGTGGTTCTACCCATCTACAAATTCCACCGTGGTTGATAGCTATGTGGTGTACAACTATTTGGACCGTGTGTGGTATTACGGCACTATGGGGCGCACTGCTTGGTTAGATTCAGGTATTAGGGAATACCCTATGGGTGCAGATTACAACAACCGTATTTTGTACCATGAAGTTGGTGTAGATGACGTTGCTGGTCCAGCGCCTGTAGCGATTGACGCATATATTCAGTCTTCCGATATTGACATCGGTGATGGACACAATTTTGGGTTTGTATGGCGTATTCTTCCTGACGTAACCTTTGCTGGCTCTAATGCGACTAATCCTAGCTGCACCATGGTTGTTAAGCCAAGACAGAACGCGGGTAGTGCGTATGGTACCCCCAACGCTCCGACAGTTACAAGAACGCAACAGTACCCTGTTGAAGAATTTACTGGTCAGGTTTACACCCGCATCCGCGGTCGTCAGATGGCGTTCCGTATTGAGTCTGCCAATTTAGGTACAGCTTGGCAGTTGGGTAGCCCGCGTATTGATATTCGCCCAGACGGTAGAAGATAAGCATGACGGTCTTAAACGGTTCAAAAGCCCCCAACCTACCCGTTGCGCCGACGCAGTATGAACAGCGCTATGTGGAGCAGCTGACTAACGTTCAACGCTTGTACTTCAACACATTAGATAACATTACTCAGAACTTACTAGGTCCGTTAGGTGGACAGTACGTCAACATTCCGCATATTGCTGCGTCAGATTCAACCGACCAGTATGCTGGCGGAAACAACACTGCAACTATTGTTAAATGGAACACCCTTGACCAAGGGGCTGGATTTACGTTGAATGTGGACAATACAGCAACAAGTTTGGTAAATGCCATTTATAAGATTGACTACAGCTTACAGTTTGCCAATACAGCAAACGCTGCGCATGACGTGGTTGTGTGGCTTCAAATAACTAGAAACGGTGTTACAACACAAGTTGCCAACTCTGCAAGTAAAATTACTTTACCCCAGCGTAAAAGTGCGGGAGTTCCGTCTTACATATTGATGTATTCAACAGTGGTATTTGAGATGGAAGTGGGCGATAAAGTAGGTCTTTGGTGGGCAACAGACCAAGCGTATAACACAACTGGTCCAGTAGACGGCGTTTACATGGAGTTTGCCCCAGCGCAAACATCACCTTATGCGCATCCAGCAATACCTTCAGCAATAGGTGCAATAACGTTTGTATCTAGCCCAACGACATGATAATATTCAACATAATTAACCCAGCGAGGCAGGCATGAGCCTACATAATTTAGCTAACGAAATACAGAAAAAAGGTCGTGGTGACGACCGTATGCTCGTTCATATGACCCCAAAAGAAGTTGAGGGTTTACAAGCTATTGCTAAAGCCCATGGTGGTTCGCTGACAATCAACCCGGATACAGGTCTTGTAGAAGCTGGGTTCTTAAAGAATTTGATGCCGATGATTATTGGTGCTGGTTTAACTGCTGCTACAGGTGGTGCTGCCGCTCCTTGGATGGTTGGCCTAGGGTATGGTGCTTTTGAAACAGCGCGTACAGGTGACGTAGGTAAAGGTTTGATGGCTGGTTTGGGTGCTTATGGTGGTGCTGGTTTGGCTAGCGGGATTGCTGGTGCCGGCGCATCTTCTATTGCTGAAGCTGGTGGCCAAGGTGCAGTAAATCAACTAGGCTCACAGGCAACTACATTGAGCGCAGATCAACTAGCTAATTTAAGTCCTGAACAACTCCAAGGTTTACAGAGCGCATCTAGCTCAGGTGCATACAACACAGCCGACGTGTTAAAAACAGCAAACACGGCAAACACACAAGCCGGTGCTCAGAACTTAATCAATGCCCAAAACTTCCCTAAGCTCAACGCATCGCAGCTTCAAGCGTATAACGATACACTTGCTTCAGGTGCGTACAATCCAGCAGACATAGTGCGTACAGCTGGCGCACAAAATGCGAGCGCTGGTGCAACAGGCATGCAAACAGTAAGCGCCGGTTTAAAAGCCGGTCCAACAGCTATCTATAACGCAATGCCCACAGGTTCTGCAGTTAGTTTAGCCGCCCCAGTAGTTGCGGGTGCGTTAGAACCAAAGCCTATTGACACAAACCAAGAAGACTACAAGCGCAAGTATCCTGAGCTGACTCTTGCTGAAAACTTCCGTGGGTATACCCCACAACGTCCAAATCCATATTACACACCACGCGGTTTAGGTTACAGCGGATATGCTGCAGGCGGCAGTGTTGCCCCTCAACTAAATAATATGCCAGCAGGTGGATTAGCTGCTTTACAAGGTATGCGCGATGGTTACGGAGCAGATCAAACTTTTGATGGAAACATTCCGCAGTTTAATGAAGGCAAGATGGTTAAAAAGCCTAGAAAAGCTACAAGAACTTCTGCTGCGCAACTTGCAGGTATGGACCCAATGGAAGCCGGTTTGGCTGAATTAAACAACGCCCGTGCTATGGCGCAGATGAGCGGTAACGTAGAGTTGCCCAAGCGCAGTGTAGAAGAGTTAGGTGTTATCAATGCAGCTCAAGGGCGCTACCTAAAAGGTCCTGGCGATGGTATGTCAGATAGCATTGCAGCAACTATCAACAATAAACAACCTGCCCGTTTAGCGGATGGTGAGTTTGTTATTCCTGCTGATGTTGTTAGCCACCTAGGTAACGGCTCTTCTGATGCTGGCGCCAAAAAGTTGTATAAGATGATGGATAAAGTACGTGTAGCGCGCACTGGCAAAAAGCAACAAGCGCCTGCCGTAAAAACAGATAAGTTTATGCTCGCATGAATTTAAGTATTCAGCCGGTAGCCACGCAGTTTGTCAATCAGGTTTGGTCTGATGTTGAGGCGTTTATCAAGAGTGCTGAAGAAAAGTCTGGTGCCACTGAATACAACACCGAGCATATTAAAGTGTATTTAACTACAGGGCAGTGGATGCTCCTTGTAGCCGCTGATGAAGAGAAGACTATTCATGGCGCAGCAGCAGTAAATTTTATTAATTACCCCAACGACCGTGTTGCATTTATCACAGCTATTGGTGGAAAATTGATATCTAACGAAGATACATACGCACAGATGTGCGCGATTTTGAAAGAATGTGGCGCTACAAAGATTCAAGGCATGGCCCGTGAGTCTGTAGCTCGTTTATGGAAACGCTTTGGTTTTGATGAGCGCTCTATTTTAGTAGAAGCAAAGATTTAGGAGGCCCTATGGGTGGCGGTGGCGGTGGTGGACAACCCACACAAACAACTAACGTAAACACGAACATACCTGAGTATGCGCGTCCCTACGTAGAGAATATGCTCGAAGCTGGCCAACGCCAGCTATTTCAGACTGACGGCAATACCATAACAGGTTTCCGTGAGTACACACCGTATTCAACAGATCCAACTAAATACTTTGCTGGCCCATCTAGCTTACAGACTTCTGCTTATAACGAAGCTGCTGGCATGCAGACTCCAGGTGGATATGCTCCAGCTCAAGCTATGACAGGTATGGCAGGACTTGCAGCCATGCGCGCAGGTCAAAACTACCAACAAATGGCGACTAACCCTAATGCGATTAGCGCGTATATGTCTCCGTATCAACAAAACGTAACAGATGTTGAAAAAGCTGCCGCCATTCGTGATTATCAAAAGGCTGTTCCTGAGCTTCAGGCGCAGGCTGCTCGTACTGGTGCGTTTGGCGGTTCTCGGTCTGCTATTCAGATGGCTGAAGCACAGCGTGCGCTAGGTTCACGTCTTGGTGAAATTCAAGCTAAAGGTACGCAATCTGCATACGATAAAGCAATGCAGAACATGCAGTATGGTCAGAATCTAGGTCTTCAAGGTTTAGGTCAGGCTACACAAGCCGGCTCTGCGCTAGGTCAATTAGCTGGCGCTCAACAACAAGCGGACATATCTCGTATTGGCTTGCAACAACAGCTTGGCTCTGCTCAACAGCAATATCAGCAGAACATCATCAACCAAGCTATTCAAGACTACGCTACTCAACAACAGTATCCAATTATGCAGTTGGGCGTTATGTCAAACTTGTTGCGTGGTTTACCGATGCAAGCATCCAGCACACAGATGTATCAGGCTCAGCCTTCAGGTGCACAACAAGCGCTTGGTTTAGGTCTTGGCGCATTAGGCGCGTATAAAGCATTTGCTTAAGGAATAAATATGTTACCAGTTACCCGTTCAGGCAACGCCATGTCAGATATGGCTCAAGTTATGACTAGAGTCCGCAAGATGTCGGACTCTCAGCTGGCGGATATTCTTTCTGGTAAAGATGTTTCTATACCGCAGTTTGCGGCTATGGCAGAAGCCATGGGCCGTCGGCAACTACGTGATGCTGTAAAAGGTGCACAAGCCCAACAACAAGCACAACAACCGTCTGTTAAAGATCAGTTGTTAATGGCGGATGCTCAAGAGGCAGGCCTAGCTGCGTTGCCAGCGCCAAACATGGATTCTGTTGATATGGCGTCTGGTGGTATTGTTGCGTTTGAAGACGGTGGTGAAGTTCCTGGGTTTTATAAAGGCGGAGATCCTTGGGCAGAGCAACGCGCTAGAGAAGAAGACCCTAATGTCTTTATGTCTAAAGCATGGTTTAAAAAGAATTTTGAAGGCGCTGGTGGTATATCAGGCAGCGCTGCAGCTAAGAAAAAAGCTGATATTGAAGCACAGCAACTTTTGAACGCTAAAGAAAAGCCTGAATTTGGAGAACCTATACTTCGTACGGATGAAGATCCAGAGGGTAAAGCAAACGCACGTAGTATAGAAGAGTTGGTTAGACAGCAAAACGAAAGAGGTCCTGGTGTATCAGAACCTCCTATTACTCCTGCAGCTCCAGCGGCTAAACCACCAAAGTCTGCTATTGACATCAGCGCGCCTACCAAATTTGAGCGTCGTGCTAGCCCGTTTGGTGAAATGTCTGCTGAAAAAGTAGACTTTGAAGGCTTAAAAGACAAAGGCTTTGGTGAAGGTTTGATGCGTTTAGGCGCTGGACTATTATCTGCCCCAGGTGCTAAAGGTCTTGGTGCAGGCGTTGCGGCTCTTGCTGAACAAGCTGGTCTTACACGTAAAGAAATTGCAGGTCTTAAGAAAGACGCTAGAGACTACGACCTCAATCTTAAGAGAGCAGAAGAAGCGTTTAACCAAGGTCAAGATGAGTTGGGCTACAAGTACATGTCAGAAGCCAACGCTAACAAATACCGTATGGGTATGTTGAACAAACCAAGTGCTCAAGTAGAGCTACTACAAGCGTTGGGTGACCCAGAGCTAATGAAGCGTTTCCAAGCGATGAGTCTTGCCAAAAAACCAACTGAAACTGTACCTCGCGATAAAGCTTTAACGGCTTGGGGTAAGTTAAGTCCTAAAGAAAAACGTGATTACGTTGACTTTGAAACTTATTACAATACTATCAACAACAAGCTATTAACTGATACAATCGGTTCAGGCGCTGACGTTTTAGGAAAAGTCTAACCCCAGCCTCGCCAGCTGAACATTTTTTAGTGGAAATGCTATGCCATATTTGCGCTTGCCTAACGGCTCATACGTCGAAGTAGATGAGGGCGTGTCCGCCCAAGATGCGTTAGCAAGAGCAAGAGAAAAGTTTCCAGATGCTTTCAGAAAACCTGAAAAAGCTGATACCGGTTTTACAGGCGCATTTAAAGCAGGTGTTCAAGAGCTAAAAGGCGATACAGCAGCGTTACTAGGACGCGCTGGTTTAATGGATTTGGCACGCGCCGAAGCCTACAAAAAAGAACAATCCAAACGAGCACAAGAAATATTTCAGCCAACGCAAGAAGGTTGGCTTGAGGCACCTCTTGAGAAATTCAAAGAAACCCTTGGTGGTTCATTACCTTATGTAGCGG